AAATAGGCGAAAAAGTACGTTCTAGAAATAAATTAAATCAAGTTTCAAATAAAAAAATTAATCCAGAAGAAGATGGTTTAGAGATAATTTTAGAATCTGGAGATTCGTTTAAAGCTAAGAAGGGACATAAAGTTTTAACATATATAAATAATAATTTTGAATTTATCAATATTGAAAATCTTACTTATAATAATTATTTACCGATAAAAATTAATACAGATGTGTGGGGCGATGATGATATAACGGTTAATTCTAAAGTAAAAAGATCTGTTTATTTATTTTATTTAATGGGTTATGTTTTAGGAGATGGTTGGATAAATAAAGATGGTATAAATTTTTGTTCTGAGAATAGTGAGATTTTAGATGCAATCTCTAGCTTTATAAAACAAAATAATTTTAAATTATATAGCAGACAAAAGAGTAATAATTTAAATTTTTATGAATATTCAATTTTTAATAGAGAATTAGCTAGCTGGTTTCAATCTATTGGTTGGGATATAACAAAAAAATCTAATAATAAAGTAATTTGCGATTCTATTCTAAAAGCGTCTAAAAATGAATTATGTGCATTAATAGGTGGTTTATTTGATGCTGATGGCTACGCATCAATTTCAAAAACTTCTAATAAAGTTGGTTTAAAAAATACATCTTTACAGTTATTGCGGCAAGTTAAAATGCTTTTGAATAATTTAGGAATATCATCTTATTTAAGACAGTCAGGAAAGCATTATGATAAACCATATTATGATTTAGTTATTTCTAATAATTATAAATCTTTGAAATTATTTCAACAAGCTATCGATTTTGTTGTTCCTCATAAAAAACAAAATTTAAATTTAATAATTGAAAAAAGTGCAAAACGAAATTATCAAAATAATTTAGTGCCAGATTTAGGAAAACTTTTAAAAAATGAAGGTTCTTTTGAAAAAGTTACAGGTAAGAGGGGAAACTGGGGTAAATCATATTCTCAAAACGAATTTGATAAACTATTAAACATAAGTAATAAAACTAAAGAAATAATAAAAAATATAAAAAATGAAAACGTAGTTTTTTCTAAAATAAAATCTATAACTAATTGCAAAGTTATTTCTATTGATATAACTGTTGATAATGAAGAATGTTATATAGGTAATGGAATCGTTCATCATAATTCCCGTGGTATGAGCAAAAGCTACACAACTGGTATTTATGCTGTATTGGATGCGATTTTAAATCAAGGAGTAGAAACAGGTATATTATCAAGATCTTTTCGTCAGTCGAAAATGATATTTAAAAAGATTGAAGATATTGCCGCTAAACCTGAAGCTTATTTGCTTAAACAATGCATTACTCATGTTTCTAAAAGCAACGACGAATGGGTGATGGAAATAGGTAGAAGTAGAATTCGCGCATTACCGCTGGGTGATGGCGAAAAACTTCGCGGTTTTCGTTTTCATCGTATTATTATCGATGAGTTTCTTTTGATGCCCGAAAGAATTTATAACGAAGTTATTGTACCCTTCCTTTCTGTTGTCCAAAACCCAACACAAAGAGAAGATTTATATAAAGTAGAATCTAAATTAATTGCTCAAGGAGATATGAAAGAAGAAGATCGTTATCAATGGCCTAATAATAAATTGATAGCTTTGTCTTCAGCATCTTTTAAATTTGAATATTTATATAAATTATATGAACAATACGAACAGCTAATTTATAATCCGAAAAATAAAGAAAAAACAAAAAGATGCGTTATGCAATTTTCTTACGATTGCGCTCCGGAGCAGTTGTATGATCAAAATCTAATTAATCAAGCCAAATCTACAATGAGCGAATCTCAGTTCTTAAGAGAATTTGGCGCACAATTTACAGATGATAGTTCTGGTTATTTTAAAATTTCTAAAATGGCTCTTTGTACTGTTCCTGATGGTGAACAGCCTTCAATTGAAGTAGTCGGTAAGCCCGAAGATGAGTATATCGTTTCCGTTGACCCATCTTGGTCTGAAACAGAGTCGTCTGATGATTTCGCTATTCAAGTTTTAAAAATTAATAGAGAAAAACAAATTTGCACATTGGTTCATTCTTATGCTTTGTCTGGTTCATCACTAAAAGATCATATTCAGTATTTCTTATATATTTTAAATAGTTTTAATGTTGTTGGAATTTGTATGGACTATAACGGCGGGGTTCAGTTTATGAATTCTTGCAATGAAAGTGAAGTATTTAAAGCAGCTAAAATAAATTTAAAACAAATAGTTACTGAATTTGAGCGTCCAGAAGAATATCAACAGAATTTATTAACTGCAAAATCAGAATATAATAAATCTGATTATCGATATGTTATACTTCGTAAACCAACTTCCAGTTGGATTCGATTAGCTAATGAATTATTGCAAGCAAACTTCGATCATCAAAGAACTTATTTCGCAAGTCGCGCTATTGATGATAATTTTCGTAGTCAAACCAGACAAAAAATAAATATTAATAACTTAAAATTTTCTAATGCTCTCGATTCAGAAAAAGAAAATGAAGAAGCTAAAATGATTGATTTTGTAGAACATTTAACTGATATGATACTGTTAACTAAAACAGAATGCGCTTTAATACAAATTACTACATCTGCACAAGGTTTGCAGAATTTTGATTTACCACCTAATTTAAAACGTAAGACTGGTCCAGATAAACCAAGAAAAGACAGCTATTCAGCTTTAGTTTTGGGAAATTGGATGTGTAAAATTTATTTTGATATGCAACAGGTTCACATTGAAGATGTAACGGAAACATTTCAACCACTTTTTATTGGTTAAAAGTCACTTTTAAAGTTACTATGTGTAACTATTAATAACATGAGTCGTAAATATACAAAAAAATCTGATTATTGGAATCGGTTTTCTAAGGGAGATGATAACAACGGCAATTTACCTTTGGAGTCATTGCTAAAAACTAATGATTCAGAGCCTTCTTTAGTTGGCGATCCATTTTATCAGTCAGAAAGTAATGCTAGTTATGAAAGAGGTGGTGGGACTAGCAACTCTGAAATAAGACGTAATTTAGCTTATGTTGGCCCTAAGATTTATAAATATGGAAATATTCGCGAAGGATTATTGCCATTTGAAATGTCAATTAATGGTTATAATATTCGCGATGCTATTGAGTTATGTCAAAAAGCTTATGCTAATATTGCTATTTTTAGAAATGCAATCGATATCATGTCGGAATTTGCAAATGCTGAAATTTATTTAGAAGGCGGTAGTCAAAAAGCTAGAGACTTTTTCAGCAAGTGGATGAAATACGTTCAAATGTGGAACGTAAAAGATCAGTATTTTCGTGAATACTATCGAAGCGGTAATGTTTTCTTCTATAAAATAAATGCTAAATTTACCATTGATGACTTCTCTAAGATTCTTGAGAGCTATGCTTCGTATGATGGATCGTCTTATACTACGGATTTAATTATTAATAAGGATTATCCTACTAAGTATAATGTTAAAAATGAAATTCCAGTTCAATACACGCTTTTAAATCCATACTATTTAACAGTTAATAGAACAAGTTCTTGGAAATATGTTGTTTATCAAAAGATTCTTTCTGAATATGAGTTGGAAAGATTGCAGAATCCTAAAAATGATCATGATAAATTAGTCTTTCAAAATTTAGATAAAGAAACACAAAATAAAATCAAGAATGGTCAGTGGTCACAAGATGGTTTGAAAATTCAATTAAATCCAACTGATGTAATTTATTCGTTTTATAAAAAGCAAGATTATGAGCCATTTGCTGTTCCTTTTGGTTTTCCTGTTCTTGATGATATTAATTTCAAGCTTGAAATGAAAAAGATTGATCAAGCTATTTGTCGCACAATTGAGAATGTTATTCTATTAATTACGATGGGTAATGAACCATCTAAAGGTGGAATTAATCATAAAAATATTCAAGCAATGCAAAATCTTTTACGCAATCAATCTGTTGGTCGCGTACTTGTCGCAGATTACACAACTAAAGCAGAATTCTTGATTCCTGATATGAATAAAGTATTAGGATATGAAAAATATAAAATTGTTAATGAAGATATTAAAGAAGGTTTGCAAAATATTTTAATTGGTTCTGAAAAATTTGCAAATACAACAGTTAAAGCTCAAGTATTTTTTGAAAGACTAAAAGAAGCGAGAAATGCATTTCTTAATGATTTCTTGCAGCCGCAACTTGATTTAATTTTTAGAAATCTAGGATTTAAAGGTAAATGCCCACAGGCAAAGTTCGAAGAAGTTTCAATTAAGGATGAAACTCAATTTAATCGTGTTGTTACGAGAATGATGGAACTTGGCATTCTACCTCCTGAAGAAGGTCTTAGAGTTATTGAAACGGGTATTTATCCAACCCCTGAAGAATTAGTTGCCGCTCAAGAAAAATTTGTTCAACAAAGAGAACAGGGTTATTATAATCCGATTGTTGGTGGTGTTCCAATGATACCACCGCCTATTCCTAATATTCCTTCAGCCGCACCAATAAAGAAAACATCTACTCCTAATGAAAGAGGTAGACCAATTGGCGCAAAAGCTTCTGTATTTGCTAAAGAAGCTATTGCTAAAACAATGAGTGAAACAAAAAATTTAAACGCTTTAGTAGAAGTAGCATTAAAGAAAAAATATTCAAAGAAATCTTTATCTAGCGATCAAAAGAAAATAGCTGCTGGTATTAGCGAAGCAATTATTATTGGTGCTGAAAATAATAAATGGAGCGAATTAGCAAGCCAAGTTGTTAATGATCCTTCTGTTTTAGATAAATTAGGTATTTTAAATTCAATACAAGAACTTGCAGCAGAACATCAGTTAGATACTTATTCTGCCAGTTTGCTATATCACAGTACAAAATATTCTGTGTAAATATATATATTATTTATGTTTCTTTATAAAACAAAATTTGAGAATATTGTTACAGCATCATTAAATTTTGAAAACAACGCTCTTTTGTCTGTCGCTTCATTAGAGCCTCTCAAATCATTAATTCCATCTTCTGTCAATTTAGATAAAAATATTGATTTGGTTGGTGCTGCATTTAATGCGGCTGTTGTTAATAAATTTAATAAGAATGGAGATGGCATTGATACAAATACTGCGATTGCTTTTAAAAAATATTTTATTCATAAACCAACTAATATTGAGCACAAGAAACAAAGAGTAGTTGGTCATATTGTTAATTCTGCGTTTTCTTCTTTCGATGATAATAAATTATTGTTTGAAGAAGATGTAAAGGGAAGTTTAAATCCTTTTAATATAGCTTTAGCAGCTGTTGTTTATAGAACGATTGATAGAGACTTTGCGGACGCATTAGAAAGTTCAAACGATCCAGAATCAAATTTATATCAAAGAATTAGCGCAAGCTGGGAAATTGGATTTAACGATTATCTCATTGCTGTTGGAAGCTTAGATTTAAAAGATGCTGAAATCATCAGCAAAAAAGAACATATCAATGAGTTTAAGAAATATCTAAAAGGTTTTGATGGTCCCGGTAAATTAAATGATGGTACTCCTGTTTACCGTTTAGTAACAGGAAGAATTTATCCATTGGGTATTGGATTTACAACGAATCCTGCGGCTGATGTTCAAGGCGTGATTATTGATGACGGAGCATCAAGC